GTGTCAAACTATTGTCAAAAATACGCAATCTGTTGTTTGGATACAGTGCATACTGCCCATTTTCAAGTTCAATCAGGTTATGTGACTTGTGTTCAGCAGGATTTTCACTTGTTGCCCAGTCAACATAGTCTGGATCATAGTGATAATTGTCAATTGTGCAAATATAAGTTCCTTTTACCACCCCATGATCTCTTGTATATGCTTCGAAGTCCATTGAACCAATAAACTTCTTGTCCACCGAGACGACCCCGTAGTCCATGCAATTCCAAAACTGGAGGTTTGGTAGGCTCATGTCAGGTGAAGGGGTCTCAGGGTCCGAGACAAACGCACTGATGGGCAATTTATCATACATTGCCGCATACTCTGGTAAATATGTCTCAAAATAAAAAGCACGTCCAGGAATCGATTTAACCGAAACCCAGACGCCCTTTACAAATTCACCATGTCCACTCTGATGATCTGTTAGATATTCTTTTCTAACCCATACTTCCATTGAAGGAAGATTAGCAATCAAACATGCCATATGACTTTACAAAACTATATGTATCTATCACTTTTTCTTTTTGGGTTTTGCCTTTGCTGCTGTTTTTTTGGGAGTGAAAATACCTTTAAACCTTTTGTCAGGTCTTGATTTTCCACCAGTGTGAATCCAACGTCCCATTATCGTCCTTGACCTCGATAAACTTTCTTTGCATTATTACGAGACGTAGCGGCATACTTTGTGTTTTTTCCCGAGCCCTGCCGAGTTTTTTTCGGTTTGCCGGGCATAAAGCCGTCCTTGACCAAACCAACTTTTGAACGCATTGCCATAATAATTAGTGCTCCTTAATCGTAAACATTTTTGTCTCAAGATCTTGAGGTCTTGGAGAACCTGTCTGATAGTACTCTACCGACAGGTCATCCATAATATCAAAATACTCATCCTCCGTCAAGTTCTTGTACAGTACTTTCTCTTTGTGGAGGATTGTATACTTCGTCTCGTTCATCAGATAACCCGAGACTTTTCGTGACCAACTCTGATGCGAGGATCACACCAGATCTCAAATCCTGCTTCGATAGCGTCGAGACAGAATGATACATCTTCTCCACACATATCCTGTACCTCTCCAGACTCAAAGACTTGCATCTTCGGTGCAAACCATGGATACTTCATATCAGAGTGCTCGAAGACTCCGTACTTGATCAGTACCCACCCAAAACCTGTATAGTCTACGGTGAATGGTTTACGACGTTTAGAGATACTCTCAAGTGTTTCATGGTTCATCACACCACCATTATTACGGAAGTCATCCTCTTCCATCCAGTGTGCTACAGAAGTCGTTCGTCCGTCTTCTGTACAATACCATCCACTTGCAATATCTTGATCCATCAAAACCAATTGATAGAACTTCTCAGTGTTAAACACAATGTCACTATCAATCCACAGTTGATAATCATAGTGCAACTTGCCGTCCCAGGGAACTTGATCCGGTCCTCGCAGTACATTCGCACCCAGACACTTGCAACGAGCAAAATTCACCATTGATGAATAATCCTGCGAAATCTGAATGCTTGCCCCTGCTTGAACTAGATCAAAACAAAGTTGTACAAAATTTTTGAGATATGTATAAGAGACTCCTCTACCAGGAAGACAAAAGACAATGGACTTGCCTTTTACCATCTCCTTTGCTTTTTCATAGTCCCACTCTTGGGTACTCTCCGTTGGTTTGGGTTGTTTTGCTTTAACAGTGAATCCTTTAGCCATAACTGTAAGTAACTACATCAGTATCATAACACTCTATCTATACTCAGTCAACTCCCCGAATTATAATAGAATCTCCATCGACCTCGATGTTTACTTCTACTCCCTCGTACCACCCGTTCTCGTCACATACCCACTCAGGTATTACAATATAATGCTCCCCCGATACTGGATCGATCTCTATGGACGTTAAATTTTCCTGCGGATTTTTTTGCATATCTTTGAACCCTGTGGCATGTTTTTATATATGAAAAAATTTTTTTATGAAAGAGAAATAACGAAGTCGATCTGGGTCGTTTATAGCTTGTAGGGACCCATGGATTTTAAACACGGGGGCAACATATAAGGGGGCAAATAACCCCCCTAACTGCTGATTCACGAACGAATGATTATCATGCTATTACATACTTACCATTCGTGAAGTTAGCAGCACTGAAGACCCGACGATTAACCAACTTAAATGTACCGAACTCACTGCTCATAACATAACCCTCTCCAGAAATTTCTGCATTACCAATGAACGCACGGGGACCAATATTTCGGCACTGATGCATCAACTCATCCTTCAAAATTGTCATCAACGCATAGAGGTGGCAAAGGTTAGCATTGCCCAGGAAATCGTCATTGGTCAGTGCATAACCCTCACGAATGGACTTGTTAACATTCTTCTTAATCTGTGCTGCTTCCTTATCAGTCACGAACTCAGTCTTAGACATCACCTCACGAATCAAATCTATGATCGGAGGCATCTCAAACCCGTCTGCTGTTTCCAGATACGAACCGGACCAAATGTATGCCTTGGGAAATACAAACTTACAATAGGCATTATCAGTGATAACGAATTTCATAGGTGCTGCTACAGCATCACGCAGGTCAGATTCTGCGGTGTAAACTGTATGCGGAGCAATGATGATTTCCTCCCGCACGATGTCATCGAACTGATACGTAATTGTGTTGGGAGTATACTCATCAGACCCACCGAATCCGATGAAATCACCCTGGAAAATCATGCCGTTGGTTTGTGGCAGATAGTCAAAGCATTTGTGGAGAATTTCTGCTACCTCTCCTGTGTGGTTAGCATCAATATCCTGATGAGATTCGTTGATCTTAATCTTCACTTTGTTGAAGACAGATTTGGTGCCAACGAAGAAGTTTCCAGAGGCAGGATTGATGCCCCAAACTATTGCCGGAGCTCCATCAACTTTCACGGAAAGGTGAAAGTCAGATTTGATAGATTGCAGGAACGAAGTATCACCGGTCAGGATGGAATCTTCGGGGTGTTCGATGTGAAGGTTTTGAGTCATGATTGAAGAGATAAAGTGAAAACAATTGAGGGGGAGATTAGTCCCCCAGAGTTGTCATCATGCCAGACGCATTCCAGAGGTGAAAGGAATAGTCCGCATTGCCTTTTCTCCCAGGTCAAATATTTGAATGAACCACTCAAATTGTTTCTGGAAAACATACTCACGTTTGGTTCCGCAAGTATATCCAAACTCAGAAAGAAGTGCATTCAGACGGGATTTTGTGGTGGTAGTTTGCCAACCCCCATCATAAAGTTTGATCGACTCATCATCAACCTCAGCAATCAGATTGCCGTGGAGATAGACTTTAGAAACCCCATCTTCAATGATAACGGAAGTGTTATCTTTGGTCCAATTCTTGTTACCTTTGACGGCAGCAATCATTTGGGTTTCGATCTTACGCATGAATGAAAAGTGTAGAACGTTTGTGAAGTGAAATCCCCTCCACTCCTCTAAGATAGTCGATTTTGGGGACCGTGCCAAAAAATTGTGCCACTTAGTTGATCGTCCACCCGCGGCTCCGATTCTCAATAAGAAAGAGTAGTTGAGAACCGGTACGGTTAGTGTTAACGAAGAGGTTGCAGTTTCACAACCTCAGGCACACTGTGATCCTCCCTTACAGTGTGAATGTGGAAGTGAGGATTGAGGCGCTTACATGTTGCAATTGCCTCTTTTTTTGTTGCCTTAATGTAACTCAACTCATCACGCATAATGTGACCATTAGGACGTTCAAAACGACCGGAGATGATGAACTTAGTCTCTTGCATTGTTATCAGTTACCGAAGAAAGCATCGTGTGCATCTAGGACGAAATCTATCACCTCATCGGTAGCACTAACTTCGAAACGTTCACAGTACCAATCAACTGCCATTTCTGCTGATGCCATAGTGTCAAACATGAAATCCTGAAGTTCAGTGAGTCGATCGGTTTCAATTGCCATTGTGCAGGGATCTTTGAATGTGATTTTTTCCATGTGTCTACAATACACGATTTTGACCCCTGTGCCTATTTTGTGTGTAGGTTGCCCAACCGTCCACCCGCGGCTCCGATTCTCAATAAAAAATGTATATTGAGAACGGGCACGGTTTGTATCAATCTTCTAGCAAATGTGGATAGTATTCTTTAACCTCTTCAATAAGTTCATCTACACTATATTGCTCTAGATTTTGCTCTAAGTTATCATAAACAATACGCATGAGATCTTTTATATCCATCCCGTCAATAATTTC